AAAGTTGGAAAGAAAACAAGTAAATTTGATAATAGAGCAGGCAACGTATGGAGAAGATTTGTTCAGTATGCAAAAGGAAATGCTCCAGTTAATCCCGGACGAAAAGGCACTGGAGAATTATATAAAATATTTTTTGATCAATTAGATATTCCTAAATCAGAACTAAATGTAATTAAAAATTTAGATTTTGAAAATATTCAAAAATTTAAACAAGGCAAAATAACAGAAATAGCTGCAATTAAAAATGTTGGTGACCCTCTTATGGGTGAAATAATTGAATGGACAAATAAAAATAAGGGTGCAACTAAAGAGGATTTTTTTAAAGCGTTTAAAAAAATAGGTAGCGATAAAGAAATTCTTGCAAAAGCAATAACTGCATATCAAGGTGCAATAAGAAACCTTACAAAAATAGCGAGAGGAGATGTTATTGGAGAAACTCAAGAAAAATTATTTAAAGCTTTTAAACCAAATCAATTAGACGTTTTTTCAAAAGAATTAAATAGAATATTCCCTAACGAAATTAGACGTGGTTTTGAAACTACTTTAAGAGAAGTTTATAAAGACAATCCTAGAACATTAAAATCAGCTTTAAATAAATATGAGGAATACAGAAAACTAACTTCTGCCTTAACAAAAGAATTTGATCTTTCTGCAAAAGGTGGAATGAAAGGTTTAGGTAAAGGAGCATTTCAATTAGATCATCCCATTAGTTTTTCGGTTTTAAAAAAAACAGGTAATCTAGCAGATGCAATTAGAGTTAACCCGGTTACAGGAGATGTTAATCAATTTAAATTAATGTTTGATAAAAGATTAGTTACTTTAAGAAATAATATCGCTGCTGGAAAAGAAGGAGCTCAATCTGCTTTTGAAGCATTACAAAGAGCAAACAAAAGATTGTTTGGAAAACTTGCTGCAGATTTTGATATTAAAGATACAGGTAAAATTAAAGTTAGAGATTACGGTGCTGCAAAATTTACAGATAAAACTTTTGATCCAAGAGTAGCTTTAAAAGAAAATTTAAACTTATCTAATGTATTAAGAGATACTAAATTTAACAAAGGTGTTTATAGAGATTTAAAAGAAGCAGGAGTTAATGTTGAAAGGTTTGATGCTGAAAGAGCAAAATTAAACAGAGTTGATGTTGAAAAAATGGCATTGTTTATTGACGATGCACTTGCTAATGCAAAAGCAAATGGACCTATCTGTAAAATTGTTGGAAAAAAACAATCCGGTGGACCAATAGTAAGTTGTGTAGATGCGGTTAATGATGCACTTGAAAAAGATCCTAAAAAATTAGCACAAGAAATTAATAGATCTAATGAAGGTGGTGCATTTAATAAAATTAAAAACTCAGGAACTAAATTTTTAACAGCATTAAAAGAAAATCCAAATTTACTTAGAGGCGGACTACCTGGTAAAATTGCCCTGGGCCTTGGTACCGTAGTTGCGGGTGCTGGAGCTGGTGCATTAGTTAAGCAATTTAGAAACGATGACCCTAGCACATACCTAACTAACGATAGTCAGATGGAAGGAATGATTATTGCTGATGTTGAACAAAAAGGTAAAGAAGTTGATGACAATATTTTATTAGATAATCAATTTAAATTAGAATTAGCTGGAGCAGCAGGATTGACTGCACCAATTGCAAAAGGTGTTTATCAAACAGCTAGAGGTGTTGGTGAAGCTGGACCATTACCAGAAGGTAGAGGAAGATTTATGTCTGCACTTGGTTTAAATAAAGGTGTTCTTGGAAAAGGTTTATGGGCATTAGGCGCACCTGCAATAGCCATACCATCAACTATTGGTTATATAGCCCAAGATGTTAGAGAAGGTAAAGATGCAAGTGAGATTGCAACTAACCCATTAAATTATTTAAGTGTAGCATTTATGAATCCTGCAGTAAAAGCTTTAGGTAAAGCTGGAATGTCAAGAGGACTATTAGGAATAGCGTCATTAGGTTTAGCAGGAACAGCAGCAGGTGCTGTTGCATTACCTGCAATATCAATTGGTGCAGGACTAGCAACACTTGGTACACTGGGTTATCAAGGTTATAAATTATTTACTGGTAAGAACAGATCAGATGAGGAATTTTTTAGGTAATGAGTATAGTAAACGCAGCTAAATTTTTAATGAAAAGAAGTCCCGATACAATGAGATTGTTTCGAGGAACAGAACCAAATCGAACATCAATAAATGCAATGAGTGGTTTATATAGTCCAAAATTAAGAGATAGGTTTTTTTTCGATAATGCTGCAGATGCTAGATATTATGCACAACGTCAAGGCACTTTAACTGGTGATGTTTATTCTGTAGACGTTCCACAAAAATATGTAAACATTGGTAGAAAAATGGCAGATAGAAGAAAAGGACCTAATTATGGAAGCGAAGTAATTCTTCCTAAAAAATTTATTCCTAGAGTAGAATTAAATTATATTCAAACTGTTGCAGCTAGGCTACAGGCTACACTAGATTATTTAAAGGGAAAAAGGTATGGTTAAGAACAAAACACTTGTTGCAAATATGCAACACGTCAAATGGAAGGAAATCCCTCCTTTGAAGGGACCCGACTCACAGGGGTTGAATGTTCCTACAAAACAAGCTACAACAATCAAGAACTCGGAGAATATAAATGGCAGATATAGACAAAGCCCTACCAAACGTAGAGACTGAAATTAAAGTACCAGGAGAAGAAGAAGTTTTAGAGATGGAAAAAGAAACCATCGACGAACAAGTTGGTCCTGATGATATTCAAGTAACACAAGAAGAAGATGGTGGCGCAACAATTAATTTTGATCCTGAAGCAGTTAATCAACCAGGAACAGAATCACACTTTGATAATTTAGCAGAACTATTACCAGAAGATGTTTTAGGTAAATTAGGTTCTGAACTTGCAGCAAACTACATGCAATATAAATCTTCTAGAAAAGCATGGGAAGATAGTTATACAAAAGGTTTAGATCTTTTAGGATTTAAATATGAAAATCCAACACAACCGTTTCAAGGAGCAAGTGGTGCAACTCACCCCGTGCTTGCTGAAGCAGTCACACAATTTCAAGCACAAGCTTACAAAGAATTATTACCGGCTACAGGTCCAGTACATACTCAAATAATTGGACTTGCAGATAGAGCCCGAGAAGAGCAATCAAACCGAGTTAAAGAATTCATGAACTATCAGCTCATGGATGTGATGAAGGAGTACGAACCCGAGTTCGATCAAATGCTTTTTTATCTCCCTCTTGCCGGCTCTGCGTTCAAGAAAGTTTATTACGATGAACTACTTGGCAGAGCCGTCTCAAAATTTGTACCAGCTGATGATTTAGTAGTACCGTATACTGCAACTTCTTTAGAAGATGCTGAAGCTGTTGTGCATGTAATTAAAATGTCAGAAAATGAATTAAGAAAAAAACAAATTTCTGGTTTTTACCAAGACATAGAATTAACACCAGGTTATAACGAAGAAACAGAAGTAGAGAAAAAAGAAAGAGAATTAGAAGGAATTAAAAAAACTAGAGATGAAGACATCTTTACTATTTTAGAAATTCATACCGACTTAGATTTAGAAGGTTTTGAAGATAAAGACTCAACAGGAGAACCAACAGGAATTAAACTTCCATATATTGTAACTCTTGAAATGGGTAGCAGACAAATATTATCAATTAGAAGAAACTATCAAGCTAACGATCCACAAAAACTTAAAATAGAGTACTTTGTACATTTTAAATTTCTACCTGGATTAGGTTTTTATGGTTTTGGATTAATTCATATGATCGGTGGTTTGTCTAGAACGGCAACTACTGCACTAAGACAACTACTAGATGCGGGTACATTAAGTAATTTACCAGCAGGATTTAAACAACGAGGAATACGAGTAAGAGATGAAGCGCAGGCAATCCAACCTGGAGAATTCAGAGATGTGGATGCACCTGGAGGAAGTATCAAGGATGCATTTATGCCATTACCATTTAAAGAACCCTCACCAACTTTATTACAGTTGATGGGTATTGTGGTACAGGCAGGGCAACGATTTGCCGCCATAGCTGACATGCAGGTCGGTGACGGCAACCAACAAGCAGCGGTTGGTACGACCATAGCTCTCTTAGAACGTGGTTCCAGAGTCATGTCAGCCATACATAAAAGATTGTATGTGGCGATGAAGTGTGAATTTAAATTATTGGCAGGAGTTTTTAAAACTTACATGCCTGCAGAGTATCCTTATGATGTAGTCGGAGGACAAAGAAATATAAAACAGACAGATTTTGATGATAAAGTAGATATTATACCTGTTGCAGACCCAAATATTTTTTCTCAATCACAAAGAATTAGTTTAGCACAAACAGAATTACAACTTGCAATGTCAAATCCGCAAATGCATAACTTGTATGAAGCATTTCATGCAATGTATTCAGCAATCGGAGTAAAAAATATTGATAAAATACTTCCACCACCGCAACAACCACAACCAATGGACCCTGCAAGTGAAAATATTCTTGCAATGAGTGGAAAACCATTCCAAGCTTTTAAAGGACAAGACCATCAAGCCCATATTACAACCCATTTAAACTTTATGGCGACTAATATTGCTCGAAATAACCCTATTGTAATGGCTGCATTAGAAAAAAACATTTTTGAACACATTTCTTTGATGGCACAAGAGCAATTAGAGGTAGAATTTAGAGAAGAAATTGCAAAATTAATGCAATTGCAACAAGCAATGCAACAAAATCCTATGTTGCAACAAGATCCACAGATTCAACAACAAATGACGTCAATGTCGATGAGTTTAGAGTCTAGAAAAGCTAAATTAATTGCAGAAATGACTGAAGAATTTAAAAATGAAGAAAATAAAATTATGGGTGAGTATAATGGAGACCCAATTGCTAAATTAAAAGCAAGAGAACTTGATTTAAAAGCTATGGATGATTCTGCTAAACGTGATCAGGCCCAAGAAAAGATTAATTTAGACAGATCTAAACAATTAATGGGTCAACAGCAATTTGATGAAAAATTAGATCAAAATCAAGAGTTAGCTGAATTAAGAGCTGATACGTCATTAACTAAACAAATGATGTCTCAGGAAGCTAAAATGATGAATGATATGATGAAACAAACAGATGTTAGGATCTTGAAAGGTCCTAAAAGATAGTATAAGAAACTAATAGGAGAAAACTATGAAAAAACAAAAAACATTCTTTACAAAAAACAATCCAAATTACGTTGGAGAAGTTGTATCTGATACACCAAAAGCAGATGCTAATAATACTCTTTCTGTTAATGCGGATGGTTATGCAAAAGAAGTTGAAGTTAAAATTCCTCTAGGTCAACCAACTGTAAACAAAGTTGGTGGTCAAAGAAGAATGTTAGCTTCTAAAAAGTCTTCAGTTAAGTGGTACTAGTATGTGGTTTAGTGCTATTAAATTAGCTCTTAACGCTGGGACCCACATTTACAAGAAGCGTCAAGAGACAAAGATGGCTATGGCTGATGCGCAACACATGCACGCAGCTAAGATGGCCCGAGGTGAGGAAGCTTACCAGGGCAAACTGTTAGAAGCCCGGCAAAACGACTACAAGGACGAGGTCGTTTTATTGATACTCACGTTGCCCATTTTGGTGCTCGCATATGGGGTATGGTCGGACGATCCGGCAGCTATGGAAAAGATAAAAATGTTCTTTGAGCATTTCCAGGCGCTTCCGAGCTGGTTTACAAATTTATGGATCCTTGTATGTGCGAGTATTTTTGGTATAAAGGGTACACAAATTTTCAGAAATGGAAAAAAATAATTAAGGAGAAAACTTATGAGAAATGACTTTGGAACAAGACCTTACAAATCAAGATTTGGTGCTGAAGGTATGAAAAAAGGTGGTTCT